TGATGACTTGGCAGATTCGATGACACAGGCTATACTAAGATTCAGACAAGGTGGTTTTATATCCACACCTGATGATGAAGAATTTGAACCAGGATATAGAAGAAAAATGGAGTATTACTAATGAAGGATAGTAAATTAGCAGAAGGCGGATTAGGTAAAAAAAGAGATATAAAAATTGCAAAAGGTCTTATTAAATCACTTCAAGGAGTTGACAATGAAGCGTCAAGAGAAATGAAAGCTCTTATGAATGAAGTATTAAGAGGTGGCTACAAACCAGTTAAAAAAGCTATGGGTGGCGAAGTTATGGACACAACCAAGTCTATGCCTGTTGGTATGATGGACGGTGGCAAAGTCAAGCCTATGAAGATGAACATGGGCGGTGTTGTTCCAGGCAGAGGTGGAAAGTTCAAAGGAGTTAGATAGTGTCAGACGAAGCCGACAGAATCAGAACTTACCAAGAATTAGCAAGGCGTGGTCAAGCTGTGCCTGGTAAGAATTTTGGAACTGGCGTTACTCCTAAGACAAAAAAAATAGTGCCAAAGGTTAAAGTAATCGATACAACCAAAATGAAGCAAATTAAGTTACTGAAATATGGTGGTAATGTGAGTAAAAAGAAAGATCCAAACGCTTCTATAAAAGGCGTAGCTACTGTTATTAAAAACATTTCTTCTGGTAAGACGGGTATTAAAACAGCAGATAAACAAAAGAAAAAAGATGCTGTGCAGATGGCAAAATTAAAGCGTGGCAGTAAAGCTCCAAAGGTTAGAGCTAAAGCACAAACTTTTGATATTACTCCCAAAAAAGATGGAGCATTTGACGTTAACAAAAACACTATTTTTCAAGCGGCAAATGGTGGCGAAGTTATGAACATGACTAGATCAATTATAATTAACCCAAAGACAGGAGAGTAATGTGGCAGGTAAAAAAATGAGTTCAAAAATGCAAAGATTAGCAGAAAATATTTTGGAAGCAGGAAAAAGAGGTCCATTATTAAAGGCTTCTATAGCTGCTGATCCATTAAAAAATCTATCACCAGCTATAAAAGAAATTATTTTAAGTAAAATAGGTAAAGAAGAAGGTGGCGATGTGGCAAAGCCAAAGTCAAAGCCGAAGAATTTTAAGAAGACAGTACAAAAGCAAAAAAGAGATAGAGCCATAGCAAGTGGTGACATGACTATTGGTGACTTCAATGAAATGACTCCATCAATGATGCAGGACTTTTACAAGAACGCAAGTAAAGTTAAAAAGATGAAGCTAGGTGGAGAAGCTGTGCCATCAAAGTTCAAAGGCTTTTCAAAACTACCTGAAGGTGTTCAACAAAAGATTGACCCTAAGTTAGCATCTAAATATGAAATGGGTGGCAAAGTTGAGAAGTATGGTGGTGGCGGTAAAGTCAAAGGTGGCAAGATGTCATGTCGTGGTATGGGTGCTGCAGTTAAAGGTGGCGGTTACACAATTAGTTAGGATTTAAAATGGCGATTGAAAAAATAAACGGTATTGATGGTGTAATTCCTCCAGAGATAGAATCTAGCTTAATTGAATTAGCACAACAGCCTATACTTGAAGGTGTTAATGAATTAGAAGATGGATCAGCTATTATTGGTGAAATGGAAATGGAGGCAGAAGCTCCCATTGCTATTCCGTTTGATGCAAACCTAGCCGAACATATTGACGAAGATGTTTTATCAGAAATATCTAACGAAATTACTGGCAATATTGAAGACGACACAAATTCAAGAAGCGATTGGGAAGAACAATATAAAGGCGGACTAGAACTTCTTGGTATGAGTTACGAAGACAGATCAGAACCTTTCGAGGGAGCATCTGGAATAGTGCATCCACTACTTGCTGAATCTGTGACACAGTTTCAGGCACAGGCATATCGTGAAATGCTACCCGCTGGAGGACCAGTTAAGACTTCAATTATTGGAGCAGAAACTCCAGAAGTAACAGCTCAAGCAGAGCGTGTTAAAAACTACATGAATTACCAGATAACTTATGAGATGGAAGAATATGATCCTGAATTAGATCAGATGTTATTTTATCTTCCAATCGTAGGTTCAGCATTTAAAAAAGTTTACTTTGATCCAACAATGCAAAGAGCCGTTAGTAAGTTTGTGCATTCTGAGGACTTAATCGTTCCTTACAGTGCAACAGACCTAGCGACTGCGACAAGAGTTACTCACTGCATTCGTATGGATAAAAACGAAATTAAAAAATTACAATTATCAGGATTTTACAGAGATATAGACCTTCCTAGTTCTGGAGCTGATTCAGATGGCACGAATGATGTGAAGGATACAATCAATGACATAGAAGGTATTACGAGTAGCTCTTCACAAAATGAAGAGATGATGATTTATGAGGTTCATACAGATTTAGATATTGAAGGCTTTGAAGATATTGGAGCTGACGGTGAACCAACAGGATTGAAAATGCCCTATATTGTCACAATTATGGAGGACACTGGGGATGTCTTATCAATCAAGAGGAATTTCAACGAAAGTGATCCACTCCGTAGGAAAGTGCCTTATTTTGTTCATTATAAGTTCTTACCTGGTCTTGGGTTTTATGGTTTTGGTCTCACACATACTATAGGTGGTCTTTCCAGAGCTTCTACGTCCATTCTAAGGCAGTTAATAGACGCTGGCACACTATCTAACCTACCAGCAGGTTTCAAGGCTAGAGGAGCTAGAATAAGAGATGACGAGACACCTCTTAATCCTGGTGAGTTTAGAGATGTAGATATGGTCGGTGGTGATCTAAGGCAAGCTATTATGCCACTACCATTTAAAGAACCATCACAGACATTATATTCTCTTATGGGAACATTAATAGATTCTGGCAGACGTTTTGCATCTATGGCTGACATGAAAGTTGGCGAGATGAATGGCAATGCTCCTGTTGGTACAACTATGGCTATTATGGAGCGTGGCACGAAAGTTATGTCTGCCATACATAAGCGTCTTCATTATTCACAAAAGATTGAGTTTAAATTATTGGCTCGTGTGTTTGCTATGGATGTTCCTATGTATCCATATCAAGTTCCTGGAGCGCCTCCAGAAATTAAACAAAATGATTTTGATGACAGAATAGATATATTACCTGTTTCCGATCCTAATATATTTTCTATGTCACAACGTATTGCTTTGGCTCAAACACAATTACAGTTAGCTCAAAGTAATCCAGAAATTCATGGGCAGAATGGTATGTATCAAGCCTATCGTAAAATGTATGAAGCATTAGGCGTTACGAACATAGACCAAGTGTTGCAGCCTCCCCCTCAACCAATGCCCATGAACCCTGCAAAAGAAAATCAAGAAGCATTGAGAGGTGGAACGTTAACAGCATTTCCAGAACAAAATCACCAAGCTCATATAACAGCTCATTTGGCTATGATTTCTACTCCCGTTGCACAAGCTAACGCTGCAATACTTATGACGCTGCAAGGTCATATATCTGAGCATATGGCTATGATGTCAGAGATAACAGCTCAACAAGAAATTATGGCAACAATATCTCCAGAGCAACAAATGATGATGCAACAAGATCCTAATATGCAAAAACAAATTGCAGATCAAGTGGCATCAAGAGCTGCAGAAATATCTGCTGAAGTAAGTGAGCAATATGCACAATCACTAACTCCACCACCACAAGAAGACCCTCTTGTTACTATAAGAAAACAAGAGTTAGCTTTGAGAGGTCAGGAGATACAACAAAAGGAACAGCAATTTCAACAAAAACAAGAAATGGAAATGCAAAAAGAAAACAACGATGTAATGATCGATACTCAACGTCTTCAGCAACAAGATGAAATTGCTCAAGACAGAATACAAACTCAACGAGATATAGCAGCTATGAATGCTATGGGAAGGAATAAAAATGGTTAGTTCAGTTCGTGCAGGAATGATTGCACAAGAAAAAGAAAAGAAGAGACAAACAAGACTTGCTGAACAAGGCATAGTAACTTCACCAGAAGTTGTTATGAAAGCAGTAGTAAAACAAAACCCTTTGGAAGTATTAGAGGTTATAGCAGATGTCGTACCAAAAGCGGAACAAAGTACAAAAGAAAAT